CAAAGCGGTACTTGATGAGCTCCGTGCGGTTGGGCTCGAGCACGTGATCGAATCCCTTCGCCCACTCGCGTAACGCGCCCTCTTCCTCGGGCTTCCACTTGCCCGCGGGAAACGCCGGCAACGCCTTCGCGACCGGCTTCACTTCATCTGCCATCGAGTCCTCCAGAAAATCGATCAACTACGCCGGGTGCTCCGAATCCGCCTGACCCTTCTGCGCGTCCTCCGCAGCCTTCAACGCGTCAACACGCACCTTCAGCGCATCGAGCGCATCGAGATCCGCCTGACTCGCGCCGCCCGCCGCGATCAACGCCTCGAGCCGCGCAAACGCGTCCGAAACGCTCTGCGCACTCGCCGCATCGCTCGCCTCGAGCGCCGAAACCTCCGCACCGACTTCCGCGATCTTGTCCGAGATAGCTGACACGATTGCCTCCTCCGTCCGCTGAATTTTTAGGCGGACCAGGCCGCCCTGAGTTTCCACATGGGCGATGATTCGCTCAGCCGCCCGTTTGATTTCCGCTGCCACGACACACGCAACCCAGATGCCGACTGCGAGAGAGATGCACGCGTACCCGAAGATCTGCGCGCCATTCACTTCACGTCCGCCCAACTACGAATGCCGATTTCTTTGCAAATGCCGGCAAGGATTCCGCCCGGTCCATTGGAGCTGCTTATGAGCACAAGTTTTGAGCCCTTCTCCACTGCGGGAAGCGCGGCAGTCAACGCCGCCGGCCCCTCCTGCATGAAGTCGCACTCGTCCATGACCAGCACGGCCGGCGTGTACGTGCGCAGCACGTCGCCGCCCTGCGGGATGCCCCAGATGTAACTTTTCGTGTCGCGGTAGGTCAGCCGACCAATCACGCCCTTGGTTGTGCGAATGGCCGAATAGCTACGCCTGCGCCCCTCATCGATGTGATCCTCGATGTACGCGCAGCGGTTCTGTACAACGAACGCCGCCTTATCCTCGTTTTCCGACTGCCAGAAGATGGCGTTGTTCGGGAAGAAGCGGGCGCGGTGAGTACACCACGCGGCAAGCGCCCAACTGACCATCATCCGGCGCGACTTGGGAATCGCCACCATCTGGTGCTCGTCAACGAACGCCAGGAGTTCCTTGAGATAACCCATGTGCGCTGGCCACCGGGCTTGCGTCTGGGTCGCTTCGTCAATCGTGGTTACGCGTTTGGTCAGCCACCGCCAGATATCGCGCTTCTCGGCAGTGTTCTCGGCCGCCGCCACGTCAATCGCGGCCTGAACTCGCGTCTCTTCGGGTAGCTGGAAGATCCGATCCGGGTCTGCGCGAATCGCCGCCTCAAGCGCGTCCAGCTTCTCGACAGGGATCTCAAAGTCCGCAGAACTGCTCAATGCGTGATCCCGTAGAGCCCCAGTAGCGGGTCAACGCCGGCGCCGTTTGCAGCGGCAATAACCTCACGATCCTCGCTAGCCATCGCGGCGCGGCCCTCGAGCCGATCGGCCAAGAACGCCAAGTGGTGATGGCTGCCAGCCAGCGCCATTTCCCGAACCTTCGCAGCGATCTGCTCGAGGTCGGCATCGCTGATTACCCTCGAGAGTGCCTGCGTGAACCGTTTGCGTGGGCGACCGCCAGGATTGCCTGAGACGCCCGGGGCGAACCGCCCCAAGTTTCCCCTCACCGAATCGGTGTTTTCAGGTTTGGGGGCATCCTGACGCAAATTAGCCGGTGTTTGGTTTACTCCTTCGCTCGCTGGCGTAGGAATCTGTGGATTCGCCATCGCTTTCGGAGTGTGAGTCCGATTGCGACGTTTCTTGCTCTGTCCCCCGCCGTAGAAGGCGGGATTTGCGTTTCTGTCTTAGTTCGCGGTGGCGCTTGACTCGTTCAGGTTTGGAGTCGCGTTTGCGGTCGCGTGCCCTGGATTCTTCGGTGGCTTCGATGCGGTAGATCCAGCCTTTGGATTCTGAGGTGAGCGATTCGCGGGTGATGGTGTTGGCGGCTTCGAAGGTGATTTTGCATTCGGGGCATCGCCAGAGTTGGAAGCCGAGGATGCGTGGGAAGGGTGACGGCCGACTACGGAAGAGAACGAGGACGCCGAAGCAGTGAGGGCAAGCCCGAGATGATCTATACACGGTGCCGCTCCGAGTAGCTCCGGCGAGGTTGGCCCTCCTCAACCCCGCCGCCTACTACATAGGCGGCGGCGTGGTTAGAGGACGGTTGCCGGAACTTAGAGTTAACCCCGCCCAGGCGGGGTTGAAGTTGTTGACCGCAAAGCTCTTTAGACTCAGAAAAACCCCAACCCCGCCCCCAACCCCGCCGCTCAACCCCGCCGGGCGGGGTTGAAGTGTTTGACTTGTAAGGGTTTATCTGTCTAACGGACTGCATAGAAATAACCTCCGCCCTTGCCCTCCCGGTACACAGAAGTGATCTTCTCGTCAGACTCGAGGAGGCGCACGGCCATCCGAACGGAGGTTGTTCCGGTGCCGGGTCCACGACCCTTTAGGCGCCGCTCGAGTTCAGAGCCAGAGAGTTCCTGCCCCTTGGCGAGTTCGCCCATTACGGCACTCATCGCGGGCGCCAACTTGATCCTTGTGGCCTCCGCGTTGGCGGCCTCCAGGGAGCTTTCGTCCACCTCGAGCATTCGCCCGGAGGCGCTGTCGTAGCGAACGTTGAACGACTTCGGGAGCCTGTTCTGAGAGTTCACCAGCCGGTTTTTGACCATCTCAACCTTGACGATCTGATCGGATTCGTTGGGGAGGCTCATCACTAGCGCGACGTCGGAGAGGAACTCAATGGCGGCCGTACCGGAAAACGAGGCCATCGCAACGGAGTTCTCTTCGGCCTTGCGGCGGCTGTAGCTGGCGCGGTTGGACTGGCTGGTGAGGAGCACGATCCAGCCGTTTCCTGAGGCGCGCTCGCGGCAGAGTTGCATGAAGAGTTTGTAGGCTTCGCGTTCGGAGCCCGCGTCGAGTTCGCGCCTGGCGGGGATGGTCTGGATGGAGTCGAGAATGACCATCGCGGGGTTGCCGGCGCCGGTACGGTTGGCCGCGAAATCGAATAGGTCGGCCGCTGTGGCTAGATCGCAGTCTGGCTTGCGCAGGGTTATGGAACGCTCTCCAAGGGCTTCCTCGAGCCTCGTAGCGCATTTGGCGGGGTCTTCTTCGATCTGCTCGAGCGGTATCCCCATCATCACGCCCATGCGCATGGCGGCCTGGGTGCGGCCCTCGTCGGAGAAGAGCGCGTAGACGGGCATCTTCTGGGAGACGTGGAGGGCGATATCGGCCACGACGGTGGTTTTGCCTACGAATGGTGCGCCGCCCACGGAGATGACGCGACCGGGTGGTACGCCGCCGCGGCGTAGGCGAGCGTCCAGCGGAGCGAAACCCGTCGGCACGGGATCGCCGTCTTTGGCCATCGAGGCGAGGACGGCGGCCGGCGAGAGGTCTAGGTCAGAAGGGGGCTTCGTCTCCGATGAGGTCTGGCCCAGGCTGTCGAACACCGAGAAGGTCGGTGGGTGGGATGGCATCGTGATCGCCTTCCAATAAATCAAAGAAGCGGATCCACTGTGGTTTGGCGGCATCCAGAGCGGCCGATGCTTTGCGTAGCTGGCGGGCGAGATGTTCGAGGTTATTGGCCAGCGTTAGCGGGTCATCGGTCGGGCCGTACTCGAGGGAGTGGGGCGGGTCATCGAGGGTTGCCTGGAGCCATGAGGCGATTGTTTGGAGGTCTAGTTCGACCCAGGATGCGGCGTGGAAGACGTGGAGAAGGGCGAGGCGTACGGAGCGGTGGAAGGCGTCGTCGCCGGGGAATGCGGCGGTTATCGCGGTGCGAGCCTTGGGGTAGGTGTCGGAGTAGGTCATCGTTGCGTCTTATTGGATCGTTCGGAACTAACGATTGGACGTTGGTCTGATGGTGGATCAGTCTTGGGCGTGACGTGGGCTCGACCGCCGCCAGACTCGTCGCGTGGGGGCCGCGCGGACTTGGCTTGCGCGGTTTTGTCGCATCGGCAGTTGCCGCCGGGTACGTGGAGTCCGTGAGTCATGCGACCTCCCTAGCGAGCAGCGGCGCCGTGTTACCGACGCGGCGGCGGGCCATCTCGGCATAGGTCGGGTTGAGTTCGAGGCCCACGAACGAGCGTCCGAGTTTGAGCGCGACGACGCCGGTCGTGCCGGAGCCGGCGAACGGGTCGAGGATGGTGTCGTCCTGTCGGCTACCGGCCTTGATGCACGGCTCGACGAGTGCCTCGGGGAAGGTGGCGAAGTGGGCCTCGGGGAATGGCTGCGTGGCGATCGTCCAGACGGAGCGGACGTTGCGGCCGGCGGGGACCGTACCCCCCTTTAACCAGCCACCCGAAACGTATCCGTCTCCAACCTGCCGATCCCCATAGTTGCCGTCCCCGGCGCGGATGGCCTCCTCCCGCACGGCCTCTTGGTCGAAGTAGTACCGCGGCGCTTTCGTCAGGAGGAACAGGTACTCGTGCGCCTTCGTCGGCCGGTCGGTGACGGACTCGGGCATCGGGTTGGGCTTGCTCCAGATGATGTCCGAGCGGAGATACCATCCGTCGGCCTGGAGCGCGAAGGCGAGGCGCCAGGGAATGCCGACGAGATCCTTCGGCTTGAGGCCGGGCGGAATCTCTTTAGGCGGCGAAGGCCGATAGCCGACGTTCTCGCGCTGCTCGCGCCCGGTAAATCCGCCATTGTTCGCTATGCCTGAGCGAAACCCCGTGTTGGCATAGGAATCCCCGATGTTCAGCCACAGCGTCCCGTTGGCGCGCAGGACGCGGCGGACCTCCGCGAAGACCGCGACCATCTTCGCGACGTACTCCTCGGGCGTGGGCTCGAGGCCGAGTTGCGCGTCGATCCGGCGCGCGCCGCACGGGCAGTCGCGCATCGACGCGGAGCCGCTGCCGGTGTTGATTGCTTGCTTCTCTGAGACCGGCGACGCGAACCTTCCGCCACGCCTCTCGGGTGCATGGTCGCATCCGGCTTCCCCGCCCTCCCACGTCGCGGTTCCGTAGTCGCGCAGTCCCCAGTACGGCGGCGACGTGACGACG